GTGAGGATGCCGTCGGAGTGGTTCAATCGCACCGTCTACGTGGCCTCAGTGGTCGCCAGGACGGCGAGCGGCGACCCGATCTACGAAGACCCAGCACCGGTGCCCGCTCGCGTTGAGGAGCGCCAGGAGACCGAGGGGACCGAGGGGCGAGACCGCCAGATCGAGACCCACGTATTCGTCCAGACCCGGCCACTCCTCAGATTCGATCGCCTCTGGCTACCGGAGGCCGACCCTTCCGACCCCGCCGCGGCGTTCGTGGTCGAGTCGGCCGATATCCAGCGTGACAAGGCCGGGAACATGGTGATCTCCAGGGCCATCCTATGAGGCTCAAGTATTCCGGCCTCACCGGCATCGAGAAGGCGCTCAAGGACGCGAGCGAGCGCGTTCCGAACTCGCTCAAGGCGGCGCTGTTCCACGAGGGTCAGCGCGTCCGGGCGATCTCCGTATCGAAGACCCCGCTCGACCTCGGCATCCTCCGCGGCTCGGCCTACGTCAGCCGCCCGGTCGACCTTCCGAGCGGCCCCGCCGTCGAGGTGGGTTATGCCGGCGACGCTGACGCCTACGCGGTCGTCCAGCACGAGCGGACGGACTTCAAGCATCGGGTCGGTGAGGCGAAGTTCCTGGAGAAGGCCCTCGCCGAGAACGCCCAGGGCTACTTCGAGCGCCTCGCCAAGGCAGCCGCGAAAGCCATGGAGCTGGTCAAGTAGATGGCGCGACCCGACCAGGACCTCGCCGACCTCATCGCGGCCAACGTCGCCGGCCTGGTCGTCGGCGAGAACGTGTTCGCAGGGCCCCCGCGCGAGCCGGGGCCTGGGATCCCTAGCGCGGCCGTGTTCTGCTCGCCGTCCGGCACCGGGACGATCGGGGCGGTCCTCGGCCGAGGCAATGTCGACGTCAGGCGGCCAGCCGTCCAGGTCTTCGTGCGCGGGGACGTCGGGGAGATGTCCGAGGCGGAGGACCTCGCGAGAGAGATCCGGGACGCGATCCACAAGCAGACCGAGGTCGAGGGCTACCTGGCCTTCGCTGTTCGCGAACCGGACCCGGTCTTCGTGGAGTCGGACGACTCGGAGCACCCGCTGTTCGTGATGAACGTCGAGGTCACGTATGCCGGATGAGTCGAGCGGGAAGGCGACGGAGCTGCGCCAGCTAGGGCTTCGCCTGCTCGCCATGGCGGACGAGATCGACGCTCCGAAGGACGCGGGTAGCTGTTTGCATTTGGATCGGATATCTTTCGAGACGATCGGCGGCCCGAAGCGGTGGACCTGCCGGACTTGTGGTCACGAGCACGAGGCGCCCTCGGCGCCGGGGGGATAGGAGATGAGCTTCGTTCACGGACTCAAGGCCAAGACCTACGTCAACGGCGTCGACCTGACCCCGTTCTTCAAGTCGTTCAGCATCGAGCCGACGGTGGAGCTGGCCGACGTCTCGGTGCTCGGCCGGAGGACGACGGACAACATCCCGGGCATGGAGGACGCGACCTTCTCCGCGGAAGGGTTCTTCGACGGAGACCCGAACGCGGTCAACGCGATCCTCCGGAAGGCGCTCGGTGCGCTCTCCGCCCCGAGCGTCTGGAGCTACCTGCCCGAGGGCGACATCGTCGGGAAGCTCGCGATCAACACGCTCGCGAACCTCTCCGGCTACCCGCGCGCCTCGGCCACGGACGACGCGACCACGGTCACGGTCGATGGGCAGAGCAAGGTCGGCGAGGAGCAGGGCGTCATCCTCCACGGCTTCACGGCCGAGACCGCGACCGGAACCGGTGCAACGTTCGACTTCGGAGCCGCGGCGGTCCCCCCGACGCACGGCCCCTCTGGCGCGGCCTACGCGCACGTCGGCGTGCTCGGCCCGGACGGTGGGACGCTGGACCTCCAGGTCCATCACTCGAGCGACAACTTCGCCGTCGACGACACGATCGCCGCACAGTTCGCCATCGTGTCGGGCACCGGCGACCGCGCGGCACAGCGCATCGAGATCCCGAACAGCCTCACCCTGAAGCGCTACGCCCGGCTGGAGTGGGCATTCGGTGGCGGCCTCACCTCGGCGATCTTCTTCGCGGCCCTGAACCGCGCTCCGCAGTCCTGATAGGGGGTAGCGTTTGAACGGCTCGCAGGATCTCAAGGGCGCGGCGCTCCGGAAGGCGCGCTCCGTCACCGTGGAGCACGAGGACGGGGACATGGTCTACGTCTACGAGGTCCGCGAGCCGTCGCTGAAGGTGCGGGACGAGTTCATGCGGCGCATGGCCGGCGAGGGTGGCATGGCCGAAGGGGTCGCCCGTGGGTCGCTCTCCGAGGCGCAGGCGTATCTCGCTATCGCCTGCTCCTTCCATCCCGGCACCGAGACCCGGGTGTTCTCGATGGACGACCTCCCGGCCCTGATGGAGTCGCCCACCGGCGGGATCGTCGTACGCCTCGGGGAGGCCGCGGCCGGGTTCTTCAGCAACAAGGCGAGGGCGAAGTTGGGAAAAGGCTTCGCCGCGACCCTGAACGCAGAGTAGTCCTAGAGGTTGCGGCGCTCACCGGGCAGTCCATAGGCGAGGTCGAGGAGATGCCGGTCACGGAGTTCCTGGAGTGGAGGGCCTATCTCGGGATCATGTCCGAGAAGGCGTCGCATCCCCCACGGCAGGGAAGGAGGCGGTAGATGGCCCTCAACGTCGGCGAGCTGAAGGCGCTCCTCACGGCCGAGACCAAGGGCTTCATCGATGGGTTCAAGCGGGCAGCCGCGGCCACGATCGGAGTCGGCGCAGCTCTGGAGTTCCTGCGCAGCTCGGTCAGTGCCGCGTCGGAAGCAGAAGCGGCGACGAGCCGACTGACAGCGGCGCTCCGGGCGCAGGGCACGACGTCGCTCAAAGTCCGTGACGACATCCTCGCCTTCTCGACCGAGCTTCAACGGACCACGGCGTTCGAGGACGAGGCCGTCACCGGCGCGCAGACGCTCCTGACCTCGCTCGCAGGGCTCTCCGGGAAGGGCCTGAAGGAGGCGACCCAGGCCGCCGCGAACCTCTCCGCCGGCCTCGGAGTCGACCTGGAGCAGGCCGCACGCCTCGTCGCGAAGGCCGCGAACGGCGACACCGAAGCCCTCGGCCGCATGGGGATCAAGTTCAAGGAGGGGACGAATGTAGGGAAGGACTTCGAGAGCGTCCTCGGGAAGATCAACGACCGTTTCGGTGGTGCCGCCGCGGCGCAGACCGAGACCTACGCCGGGCAGGTCGCGCAGCTCCGCAACGAGTTCGACGAGATCCAGGAGACCATCGGGGCCAAGCTGTTCCGGGAGATGACCCAGTCGAGTCAGGCGACGAACATGGCGGCGCAGGACGCCGACCAGCTCGACCGCGTGCTCGTGCGCCTCAATAAGAGAGGCGCGGATCAAGCGAACATCACCGACCTCCTCACCGAGAGCGACCGCGCCCTCATCAAGCAGGAGACCGGGCTCAAGATCACCGGCATCGCTCTCGGGAAGCAGCGGGACGTCCTGGTCGAGGCGCTGACCAAGGCCATCGCCGCGAACCGAAGCTACGCGGCAGGGCAGGAGGCGGTCAACAAGGCCGAGGCGGAGGAGCAGCTCGTCGCGCAGGAGAGCAATCGACTTCGGACGCTCGAAATAGAGAACATGAAGCGGCTCGCCGCGGCCGAGAAGGAGGAGTTGGAGATCCTACAGAAGCGGGTCGACGCCATCCTCGCGGAGACCGAGGCGATGTCGGCCGAGGAGAAGTGGTTCCGGGATCGCGAGTCCGCGGCCCGGGACATGATGCAGTCCGCGAACGAGGCGAGCGAAGCCTCCCGCGTCGCGTCGATGAACGAGGAGCAGCAGTTCGCTCACCTCCAGGCGACCGCGCTCGCGGCGCAGGGAGTCCTCCCCGGGATCATCGCGCGGATGCACGAGCTAGCTACCGCATCGGCCGAGCCGTTCGCCAATATCGAGGCGCTTCGGATGGAGTTCGAGCTGCTCCATCAGCAGCAGACGGCGGCCCAGGCTTCGATCATTGCCTTCCAGCAGGCGCAGCAGACGCAGACCCAACAGAACGTCCAGGCTTACCAACAGATGGGCGAGGCGTTCGGGAACGCGATGGTCTCCTTCACCGACGGGGCCGAGAGCGCGAAGGAGGCGATCAAGAGCATGCTCGGGACGGTCATCTCGGCCATCCGCGAGCAGGCGATCAAGGCCATCATGGCGAACGCGGCGAACGCTGCCTCGGGCGCCGCGGCTTCGCAGGCTTCGACCCCGGTCATCGGCCCTGCCCTTGCTGTCGCGGCGGCGACCGCGATGTTCGCCTTCGCCTCCGGGTTCGTGGCGAAGCTCAAGCACGGCGGTATCGTGAAGGGCGGGACGCCCGGCCGCGACTCCGTGCCGGCGCTCCTCGCGCCTGGCGAGGCCGTGATCCCGGCCGACCAGGTCCGGCGCATGCGGCGAGGCGGCGGGCCGACGGTCCAGGTGAACGTCAGCGAATCACCTTTCGTCCCGAGGAGCACGGCCGAGATGACGCGGCTCGTTCGACGAGAGGTCAAAGGCGCGATCGAGGAGTTGATCCAGGTCCGGCTGCTCAAGCCGGCGCGCGGGATGCCGACCCTCTAGACTATGGGCCAAGGTCCGGTGCATAGTGCAGGCCGAACGTAAGAGGAGGGGTTGAACGATGGCTGGCGCGTCGGACTTTCTGGAGGCCGAGATCCTCGACCAGATTTTCGGGGCCTCGGCATACGTGGCGCCCGTTACCCTCTACGTCGCGCTCTCCACGACCGCGCCCACGGAGGCCGGCGCCTCCTTCACCGAGCCGGTCGGCAATGGCTACGCACGCGTCGCTGTCACGAACAACCTGACGAACTTCCCGGCCGCGGTCGCCGGTGCGAAGTCGAACGGGACGCAGATCACCTTCCCCGCGGCGACCGGCGCCGGTTGGGGAACCCTCACGCACTTCGGGATATGGGACGCGTCGAGTGGCGGGAACCTGCTCTGCTTCGCGCCTCTCACCGCGTCCGTGCTCGTCGTGGCCGGAGACACCCCGCGCTTCCCGATCGGCGACCTCGACATCACGCTGGACTAAAGGGGCGAGCCCGACGTGGCGATCCAGGGCTTCCATCTCACCAGCGACGAGAACACCAGCAACCAGACCTCGTATTCCACTACGGCCGTCGCGCCGACCGCGAACCGGCTCGTGCTGGCGTGGGTATACGCGCACGGCAGCGTTGATCCTTCGTCCGTTCTCGTAAGCGGCTGCAACCTGACGTGGGAGCTGGTCGCGACCGCGCCGTTCACCGGCGGTCGGCTGCACCTGTTCCGTGCTCTCGGCTCGGCGCCGTCGTTCAGTTCGATCACGTTCGCTTTTATCGGCGGGGGTCCGAGGTCCGCGTGCCGGTGGTCGGTCGCCGAGTTCTCGGGCGTCCACAAGGGCGGGACGAACGGCTCCGGCGCCATCATTCAGGCGGTCTCGTCCGTCTCGTCCACGCCCACGCCACTCGTCACGCTCGCCGCGTTCGAGTCGGTCGCGAACGGATGCGCCGGCGGCTTTATCATGCGGAACGACGAGCCGGTCGGGCCGGGATCCGGGTTCACCCTGCTCGCGCAGGGAGGGGTCTCCACGGGCGAATCGATCGCGTTCGTCTCCGAGTGGAGGGCCGACAACGACACGAGCGTCGACGCCTCATTCCTCGGGCTAGGGACGAACGGACCCGCCATCGCGGTCGAGATCCGCGCGGAGGGTCTTGCCGGGTCCATCAACATGACGATGGACTTCGTCCCGCTCATCAAGGTCGACCCGAAGTTCGCCGGCTCCGTCGACGTGGCGATGGCGTTCTCCCCCTCGCTCGCGATCGATCCGAAGTTCGCCGGGTCGATCGACATGGCGCTGGCGCTGTCCGGCACGGTCGGGTTCATCGAGACGTCCCTGACTGCCGAGGAGCTGGCAGACCGGGCTACCGGATGCCCACTCGTCGCCGCATCGAATGTGCTGGAGATCGCCCACGGCATCGCCGCGGCCGGTCTAGTGACCAATTCGGTCGGCGACCTCGGGAGCGGAGATACCTCGCCGGCGGGCTTCGACCGGAGGTTCTTAGTCGACCGCTTCTCGCATACACAGTGGAAGGCGCCGGCGTCCTCCACGCACCGCTACATCATCGCCGACCTCGGGCCGCTCGCGGAGAACAACCGGGACGTCGACATGGTCGTCTTCGACGGGCACAACTTCGGCGCCGTCCCGAGCCTGGACATCGTCATCGAGGCGCACAATACCCCGCCCCCCGCCTCGACGGTCTGGCCCGGCGCGACCCTCGTGTTCTCACACTCGACCCTCATCACGGCGACGCCGGCCGACCGCATGGTACTGATCCATCCGACGACGAGGTTCCGAGCGCGCTACTGGCGCATCCGGATAACGAACTCGCTCGGGCCGGCATACGTGCCGGAGTTCACGGCGGTCGCCCTGACGCGCGCCGTGCAGTTCCCGGGTTGCCCGCTCTATGGCTCGGAGGCCGCGGAGAAGCGGCGTGGGGAGTTCATCGAGACCGAGACCGAGGGCGGGATCAACCACCGCTACAAGCTGCACGGCCCTCGCGAGGCGCGGTCGCTCCTGTTCCGGTTCCAGAGATCGCCGCAGGACCAGTTCTTCTCCGACCTCCGTGAATGGTTCGAGGACTCGGCGCAGCTAGACGGTGGTATCAACGCCTTCTGGTACGTGGACGACCCGAGCACGAACGTCCTGGCGAGCGAGACGGCCACCTTCGCGAAGCTCGTAGAGGCGCAGTTTAGCCCGATGCAGTCCGCACCGAAGGTCACAGATTGGCCGCTGGAGTGGGTGGAGCAGCTCTAGGTGCTCGCCCTATCCGATAGGTTCCTCGCCCACTGTTTCAAGTCCGGTGCGAAGTGGGTCTTCGTCGTGAACGTCGGCGGTCTCCCGAACGCGAAGTTCACGAACGCGACGCGGCGGATGTTCGGCTACTCGCCGAGCGTGCTCAAGGTCACGGAGGTATCGAGCGAGCTGGACCCGCTCGCCTGCGAGCAGACACTCGGGACGGTCACGGTCGACTTCGTGGACGACTCGCAGGTCCGTGCGCTCGTGCGTGACAACTTCATTGTCGGGAAGACGCTCGCCATCTCGATCGGGTGCGACGACGGGAGTGACGCCGACTTCCCGGAGGTCGACTTCGCTGGCTACGCCTCGCTGATCGTGGACTCGTGGGAGGCAGAGGCGAACGTCATCCGCATCGTCGGGCGCGACACGCGCGCCGTGGCGTTCTCTCGCAACGGGGCGACGATCCAGGTCCCGAGCGTCGGGACATCGAGCGGCAACATCGAGGGCTACTCGACCTTCGGCGCTGCGG